TTTGTAGGCTCAATAGCATCCGCGGGTACTGACGTAAACCTGTCTATAAGAGTTCGTAATGGTACTACCCCTTACAAGACCTTTGATACAACAGCTACTCTGGTTAAAGCAGGTGTTAGCATTAACGTGAACCAAGTTTCAGACGCATAAGGAAGTAGCATGGCAACCACTATAAACTTCTCAACTAAAGTTATTACTGTCCTAAAGACTGACATGACACTAATTCAATCAACACCTACTGAGATTAGGCAGTTAAGTATCGACCAGTTTCGATTAGACTTGAGAGACATTGAAGATAGTTTTAATGGGATAGCTTTTGATGACACACACTTACGTAACCCATCGGTAACAGTTGGTGGTGTTATCTTGGCTAGTGTTGTTGAAATGATCAACGACTACACGGTAACATTTGAAGACGGTCAATACGCGGTCAACTTAGCTGGTGCTAACTCGAACATCGCAGACGTAGTTAATGTGAACCAAGTATCTGTACGTTCTGCTAACTCTGCTGGCCTACAAGACCTTTCAACACTTCTTGCTGCTGCCTATCAAGGTCAAGTTGTGTTCTCTAGTAATGGTCAAGCAGGTACAGCTATTCCAGTCGGTACTCGTGCTACTCCAGTAAACACCTTCGCTGATGCAATCACTATTGCTAACAAACTAGGTATCCGTCTTATCCAACTTGCTACGTCCGGTACCCTACCCTCAGGTACTGCTGCTACAGGTAAGGTCTTTGTTGGGGATAACGCAACAGTTGATACTCTGGTAATTCGTGCTGGTGCTGTCGTAACCGACTGTGGATTTGAGGATCTTACTGTTGAGGGTACTCTGGATGGAAACAACATCTTTAGGAACTGTAACTTAAATAACGTTACCCACGTCAACGGTATCCTACAAGAGTGTTCACTAACGGGTACTATCTCCGTTGACGGTTCTGCACAAGCTAATGTCATCAACTGTTGGTCAGGAGCTGCTGGTTTTGCAGACGATCAACTAGTTACGATTGACATGGGTGGTGGAGGGAACTCTCTGGCACTACGGAATTACTCTGGTGGTTTAAAGCTAATTAACTACAACGGTAGTGGCGCTATCACGTTAGACTTCGCCTCTGGTCGTGTTATAATAGATTCGACATGCACCGGTGGTGAGATAGGCATTCGTGGTGTATGTGACGTTACGGATAACAGCTCAGCTGGTTGTACTGTCTTAGACCAATCAATTAACTCAGGCCTAGACATTGTTAACAATGGTGTTAAGAATGCATCACTTCTGATACCACACACTGGAAACATAGCCTAATGCAGATCAAACGCTTAGTAAATGACAAGGTACTTTACGACTCCTTCTGTAAGGAACTGGACGATCGTATCATCTACTGCCAAAGACAACTAGAACAAAGGGATGAACCCTTGGAGTTACACCGAGCACAAGGTGAAATCAAAGCATTACGTAGCCTCAAGTTGCTTCGTGATAAAGTTAACAACTCTGAAACGGAGACGTTCTAAATGAATAAGATGATTGAAGATGGTGGTCTAGCCACTGACGGTATGGCCGTAGACCCTGTGTCAGGTAATGACATTCCTATTGGCTCTAACGCTGAGGAAGTCCGTGACGACATGGACTCTAGCCTGTCTTCCGGTGAGTACGTAGTGCCTGCCGATGTGGTTAAGTTCTTTGGTGTAGCTTACTTTGAGAAACTTCGTGATAAAGCTAAATCTGGTCTAGAGGCTATGGACGAAGACGGACGTATCGGTGGAGGCAAGGGAGACTACGCAGAAGGTGGTATGGTCGAGGGTGCTGACATTGACAGTATTGTTACCCGAGTTAAAGCTGCTGCTGAAGCAGATCCTTCCGTCATCAACATCCTTAAGTCTAAAGGTATCTATATGCAAGCACCTCAAGTAGGTAAACCTGCAGCCCCTGCTGCTAGTCCTGCTAACATTGCCACACAAGACCAACCCCCAGGCTTTGCTGACGGTGGCTTTGCTGAGGGCTCTAACCCTCGTAGCAACTTCAACAAAGATGACTACGGAATGGGTTTCTCTATCAAAGCCCCTCAAGCTTCTGCTCCAAGTACCGGTGTAGCTCCAACTCCAGTATGTCCTGAGGGCTACGCTTTGGATCCAGTAACTAAAGTCTGTATGCCAGTTGCAGTTGCACCTGCACAGATTGCTACCCCTTCTACTACAAGCTCTCGCAGCAGTGGTGGTGGTAGTACAACTTCTAATCGTCCGAACCCTAACTCTAACTCCTGGATGGAGAAGTATAATTACAATGAGCCTGAGAAGCTCTTTCAACAGTCTATGGAAGCCGTAGCAACTTCAGCATCAGTACAAGGTGAAGAAGGTGAAGAGATGGGACTAATGGGACGTATGGGTCAAAGCTTCCTGTCAGGTAATGGCCTTCTTGGTGGTCTTGCTAGTGGTTTAGCTGGTGGTGTTCTTGGTAAGTTTATGTCAGCTACCAACTCAGCTCAGGTCTCTGCTAACGTACAGGCTCTGGAAGCTATGGGACGTCAAGACCTTGCTGACCAACTTAAGACACAGGTAGGTCTCTACGACAATGAGTCTGGTCTTCCTGATATGTTAGAGACTTTCTACGACGGTAGTAGTTTGTTTGAGAACCTACAACAAGAGAAGGGTGACCTACTGACTCAACGTGCGCCAGATACAGCTGCACAAACCGGTACTTCAGCACGACAGACAGGATCAGGTGGTTCTGCTCAACCTACTGCTCAAGCTCCACTTGTGTCACCTCGACCACAGTCACGAAACGACGATAATGCCCGAAAACGTGAGCGGTCAGTCGAAGGTCGGGTTGCAGCTGAAGACAAGGCTATGGCCTCTACGTCCATCAAACGTGATACATCTAACACCGGTGGAGGTTCTGGTTCCCTTGTCACAGGTGGGCCTTCTACAGTCGCTACAACCTCTCAGCGTAAGGCTAGTGAACAAAGAATGGCTAGTGATGCAGGCTCTGTCCAGAAGGACGATGGTTCGTATGACATTAGTTCTTGGAACAGTGGTCAAGCGCGAGGTGGTCTTATGCGAAAGGCTACTAAGAAGAAGAAGAAGTAATACGACTACCTACAACAATAATAATAGGCTACTCAGCATAATGCTGGCCCCAACGCTAGTAAATCTAGCACATAAAGGACTACCCAAATGGCTACTAAAGACATCGTTAAAGACGCTACTCCAACTGCTGCAGGCTTCGTTAGCCGCGGTTCAAACTACGAAGCTAAACAAGCTAAGTTAGCTCGGGACGAAGCAGAGATCGAAGAGCTTATGAAGGCTCATTCAGGTGTCGAAGGTGACGAAGACGAAGATCCAGACGAAGATCTAGAAGTAAAAGAAGAGGTAGTTCCTGTAGTTGAAGACGAAGAAGATGACAAAGACCTAAGTCGCGAGGAGAAGTCCTTTAAGAAACGGTATGGTGACCTTCGTCGTCATATGGCTGACAAAGAGAAGGAGTGGAAGGCTAAACTTGAAGATTCCACTTCTTCACCTTCAGCTATGCGAGCCCCTAAGTCTGATGAGGACATTGAGGCTTGGGCCGCTAAGTACCCTGACGTAGCAGCTATCGTAGAAACCATCGCAGCTAAGAAGGCTAACGAGAAGTTTGCTTCAGCTGAGGGTCGTCTTAAGGAGTTTGATGAAGCTAATTACGAGGCTTCTCGTACTAAGTCTGAGACAGTTATCACCAAAGCACACGCTGACTTTGCTGAACTACGTGACTCTGACGAGTTCCACGACTGGGTTGACACACAGCCTAAGGTAGTCCAGGACGCTCTCTACGAGAACTCTGATGACCCAGCTAGTGTTATCCGTGTCATTGACTTGTACAAAGTTGATAATGGCCTAACACCTTCTGCTAAGAAGGCTCAAGCTAAAGACGCAGCTAAGACGGTAACTAAGCGTGCTCGTGCTGAAGTTGCTGACGATAGCTCTGACTCAATGATGAAAGAGTCTGACGTAGCTAAGATGTCTGACAAGCAGTTTGAAGACCGCTACGATGCAATCTCTGCGGCTATGCAATCTGGAAAGTTTGTTTATGACGTCACAGGTAAAGCTCGTTAATACTTGTAAAATAAACCTTGACACCTAGGTTTAACTATGCTATAACTGTAGGTGTTTGGTAGGCCCCTCCCAGAGGATACCCTTCGAACACTTACAGTAGCCCTTTTAGGGTCACTACTGAACACTAATAATCTTTAAGAACTACCTGATCAAGTACAGGCCCTACTCTGTAGCACCCTGGAATAGTATCAGCCTCTTAGACGGATTGTAAAGGTTCTCTTAACTGAGACACACCTCCCAACTACTACATAACCGAGAGACTTGTGTCTTTACTTATCAAGCCCAACATCCTTGGAGGATATTCTAATGGCTTTTGCATCTGCTGCCGCACATGGCAACCTACCTAACGGTAACTTCTCTAGCGTAATCTACTCAAAGAAAGTACAACTTGCTTTCCGTAAGAAGTCGCTTACCGACGCTATTACCAACTCCGATTACTTCGGTGAAATCTCTGCACAAGGTGATACTGTAAAGATCATCAAAGAGCCTGAAATCTCTGTATCCAGCTACGCTCGTGGTACACAGGTCACTGCTCAAGACCTTGATGACGAAGACTTCTCTCTGGTTATCGACAAAGCGAACTACTTTGCTTTCAAGATTGATGACATCGAAGAGGCACACAGCCACGTCAACTTCATGGACCTTGCTACCAACCGTGCGGCTTACCGCTTGGCTGATCAGCTGGACGAAGAAGTTCTCGGCTACCTCTCCGGCTATAAACAGTCTGTTCTGCATAAGAATGCTGACACAGTAAACGACCAAGTGAATGGCTCCAAAGCTGTTGATACTGCTGGTACCGACGAACTGTTGGCTTCAATGAAGCTGAACAAGAAGTCATTTGGTAACATCACAACTGCTGGTGCGAATGATCACTCGATCCCTGTTGCTGCACGTTTGCCAGGTGCTACTGCCTTGCCAACAGCAACCGTGTCGCCTGTCATGTTGATCAACCGTATGGGTCGTCTCCTTGATGTCCAGAACGTTGACAAAGATGGTCGTTGGCTCGTCATTGATCCAATCATGATGGAAGTCTTGATGGACGAAGACTCACGCTTCTTGAGTGCAGACTATGGTGACTCTGGTGGTCTCCGGAATGGTCTTGTGATTAGTAAGTGGAATGGTTTCCGCGTATACGTCTCCAACAACCTCCCTGCCGTTGGTGGTGGTGCTGGTACGACTGGTACGGGCAACACCAACACTAACTTTGGTGTTATTGTCGCTGGTCATGATTCTGCTGTAGCAACTGCTGAGCAAATCAACAAGACTGAAACTTACCGTGACACAGACAGCTTTGCTGACATTGTTCGTGGTATGCACTTGTATGGTCGTAAGATCCTGCGTCCAGAATCCCTGGTAACTGCTAAGTATAAC